TTATCTATTATTTCTCATTCGAGATTATCTTATTTTTTAGTTTTGTTTATCTTTTAGTTATCTATTATTTCTCATTCGAGATTATCTTATTTTTTAGTTTTGTTTATCTTTTAGTTATCTATTATTTATCTATTAAACTATATGTAACGCCCCCCAGTGATTTTGCTAGTTTCTCCAAAAATAAATAAAAAAAGAGCAATAAATAAGTCCGAAGACCTACTTACCACTCTCAAATCTCACAAACTATCCAAAAAGTCTCTAACTTTCTTGGCATCCTTCGTCTTTAACTTGACACGAGCAACGGTTACGCCTTGCTTGTTTACCAAGTTAACAAATGAGCGTCTTCCTGATTTGCGTGTCATAGTAGCATAACCGAATTGCGACCTCGGCATTGACACAACACCAATTCGCCCCTTCGTGTAAATCATTTTATCATCCACGAAGACTCTCCCCTTGTAGTACACGTTAAACAGATGGCCGATCTTGATAGAACGCTTCCCAGAAGCTCCAGAATGGCCCGTATCGCGCGCTAACTGTCTGGCGAGTATAATAATACCTCCGACGATCAAAATTGGCAGAATGAGCTCCATATGAGTTCACCTCACTTTCTTATTTTGATTATATATCAAATACTTTCACTTCAGACCTGTGTAATGTCTTTGCGTAGTATGGTACATATTGCAATGGACGGTCATCCGTATATACCATCAAATTCCTTAAGTCATTAAACTTGTGGGGATCATTCAACCTGCCCATTTGAGCATTAAGGATGTCCATGGCTGTTACCGCGTCATGTTCTGCATCATGGTGTTTTCCAATATCAATTCCATATCGTTCTGCGGTAGGCTTCAAGCTGATTGACTCATTTGTGAAGTGGGCCTCAATTGAGCGAGTACAAAAGAAACTCTTTGGGTAAACTCCATACCTAGCGAGGAAGCCAAGGTCGAAGGTCGCATTATGGATGACAAAGATTGTCCCCATTTCGGCGTACGTCCTCATCTCATCCATAATTTCTTGAACCGGTTGCCCCTCTTCTTCAAGAATTTCATCAGTGATACCTGTTAGCTCAGTAATAAATTCTGGAACCGTTTCGCTTTTTGGAAGCTTACAATAGACCATACCGCTACCACACTCCCCAAAAATATTAATTACTGCAAGCCCAAGTTGTATCACGTGGTTTTTCCCGTGATTTAGCCCAGTAGTCTCCAAGTCAATCGCGGCCATTCCCAAAGGTAAAACATTTGCTATTCTTTTACTCATTATTAAATCATCCTCTCGAGTTTTTTGTGCTCCGTCTAGGAGTGTATATTCTTAATGCATCCCAAGTTTACCAGACGGTTATTCCTCCTGTTATCGCAATCATCATAAATATTAAAAACGTTGTCAAGAAGATAACTAGCAACGCTTGAGTTATTCCTACTCGGCCTTCATCTCGCGCTTGCCCTGTTATCAGCAAAGCCATTGTGCCCAAAGTTGCCATTGCATATAATCCAGCGAGTATCAAAATAACAATTCCTATTATCATTCTTTATCACCTCCCCATAATTTGTGCCATATCCATCTCAAGTCATCCCTCAAACATACCCAGTACCCCCACATTTGTGGCATTTCATTTTCTCTTGGTTATTCATGAATCGTATCATCACTTGACCTATTCCACCACATTGCTTGCATTTCGCTTTTACCTTCTTGGCTTCAGTCTTTTCATCAGCAAACCTGATTTCGTCGGTCTCCTCCATGAAGTAGCCGCACTTCGGCTGCTCAAGGATATTCACCCACCGTTCGCCTCCAAAAAGCTCCTCAGCAATTGCGCACCTGGCCTGTTCATCGTTTCTAACGTGGTTTCTAAATTCCTTTACATGCTTGCAGCCGAAACAGCTCTTCATAGTCTTTCCTCCTAATTGAGTTTAGTTTCTAGCAACTTACTCATTCTATTTTTCGCAGCATACCAAGTGTTCTCTGCGTCCTTCTTCGTAATGCCCATTGTTTCGGCCACCAGAGCGTGTGAATAGTTCTCAAAGCATTTTAGCATTACAACTTGTCTTTGCTTCTCTGTGAGCTCATTATAAGCCATGAGAGCAAACATTTGTTCTTCAGTCAGGTTGTTCTTTGTTGGCTCGATGAATAAGTTCTCAGTAGACTCTTCACTAACGACAATCTCGTCATTATATTCCTCTTTCAGTTTATAAGTGCGGTCGTCAGCAACGCTTCTGAAATAGTTATCCCTGACTCGGATTGGGAGATTATACCAGATGAAGTTTGCGAATGTCCCTTTGCTGTCATCATAGGCGTGAACACATTCCACAAAAACAGTATAAATTTCACTGAATAAGTCCTCCTTATCCTCGGCCGTTTCATCGGTCAGCTTAAACCCCGGCAACTTACAACCATTTACTTGAGGTGGCTTTCCTGGGTTGTGATACACATAAGCAATTAGATCATTATAATCTTCAATCAATTCGAAAAGCGCTTGCTCGTTTCCGTGTTCCGTATATTCCTTGACTCTTAACTTATCCAGATCATTGTTTCTCTCGCTGACCCATGGTATATTACGCTCCTTTTGTATTTTTGCTCTTCGCCTCATAAGTTCCGTAGGGGGAGCGAGAAACTCCCCTTTTCTAGCTTTTGGCATCCCGTTTACCCCCTGCTGTTTTAGTCTGTATTTTCTCCGAAAGGCTCCAGGCCCTTAGATAAAGCTTCACGTATAGCCACAATATCAGATTTCTCAAGAACATCACCTGCCCTCTTAATTATTAACTTTTGTTGCCAACCTTTTCTGTCAACCCAGACCCAGGCCTCACATTGTACGTCACGTGGCATTGCAGGTAGTGCATCAAGTATTCCATTCAAGTCTTCTTCATATAACTTTTCAAACTTGATGTCAGTCTTTGACCTCTTCGCTTGAATGAATACCACATACTCGGTTGGCTTTACGGCGATAATATCGAACATACCATGCGAGCCCGCTGTCCGACCAGCATTTATGAAACCATGGTTGGTTAGTTCTTTGATTATCTTGTATTCTGTCTCTCGTCCCCGGTCATAGTTTGTTCGCTTTGCCACTATATATCACCCCAGCCTTTTAGTTGAGTTCCTCCAGTTGGCCCGTCGCAAGTCTCCATCTTGTACTGAGCACAGAACTTTTCACAGAAGAAAGTGTCTGCTGTATTCTTCTCAAAGTTGCCAACCTTAATCTGTTCAATAATTTCTCGAATAGTTACAATAACCTCAGCGCAATTAATTTCCAAGACTGGCTTGCGTTGATTTTGATAGCGATACTTTCCAGGCCCAACCTTTACTGCTGTAACGAACTTATTTGGGATTGGAAAGTAATACTTAACAGCAGCTGGCCACTCACCATATTTTGCATGAGCCATTAGAGCGTACAACCCAAGTTGGAACTCATCGCGTAATTTGCTCTTTGGCCATACTGTGTTAGACGTTTTGTAGTCAGTGATAATATACGTCTCAGGTTTTCCCTCTTCTCCGTCAATTCTGTCAATAAACCCTTTTGCAGGTGGAAGGTCTTCAGCAATTCTAACCTTGAACTCTTCCTCAACTGAAACTGGAACATCTGCATCTTTGTAAGTCTGCCCAAAGTTACGCATTGCATTAACACCTTTATTAAAGAACTCCTGTCTCTCGTGGCTATCTGCAAACATCTCAACCGGGATAGCATTGAATTCCCTCAGGTATTTTGCTTTCATACCCTCGATGTCATCGGCTACAGGGAACGCCTCCGCAACGCTGTGAAAGGCGTTCCCAAACTTAGAATACTTGTTTCCATCATCCTTGTGCTTCATCACATAGTTCAAGTAAAAACTCATTGGGCACTTTTTGTAAGTCGATATTTGGCTATAAGAAAAGTATGGTATTGGGTATTTCCCCATAAGTTATCTCTCCAATTCTTCGAATGAATTTGCGAGGATTTTCTCCCCGTCTTTCTTGCCCCTAATCATGACAAGGTTGCCTTCCTGGATAATAGCCTTATACTTGCTATATACATTTGAGAATACAACTCCTTCAAAGACACCATGTAGCGTTTCAACAGTTACGAAAGCCATTTGTTGCTGCCGCTTGTCTCTGAATGTTTTAACCTTGATAAGATTTCCACCCATTAAGGCGTCTTGGCCATCTCGGTACTCAGTTGCGAAGTTACGGAAGCCGTATTTGTCCATTGGGTGCTTCGTGATATAAACTCCTATATATTCCTTCTCGTATTCCGCCATTACTGTGTCATTCCATTCTGTTTTTTTCCAGGCTTCAACATTCTTCTTTGTTTCCTTCTTGGCGGCGAAGTATTCAAGCATGATTTCCTTTCTTGTCATACCTGGATACATGCTATCGAAAGCACCAGCGAGAATAAGGGGTTTGATTGCCCTGGCTGAAACTTTTCGCTTGTCTATTCCGCTTTCGAGTAATTGTTTGAAGTCTGTAAACGGGCGATATTTCAGGAGCTCATCAACCGCACTATCACCAACGCCTTTCACTGTTCCAAGTGGAAAGACGATAGTGTCCCCTTGAGCTGTGAAGTAACGGTCCGCTTTATTGACATTCGGCGTCTCAAACTTGAAGCCTCGCTTCTTAATATCCTCGAAAGCTTTTGCAATCTTCTCCTGCTCGCCCATGTTAACTGTCATCTGAGCTGCCAACCAGTGAGTGGGATAGTGAACTTTGAGCCAAGCTGTTGCATAAGTTATCATCGTGTATGAAACTCCATGACTCTTGTTGAAACCATAACCCATATATCGCACGATACGGTCCCATAATTCGTTCATAACCTCTTCTGAGTAGTTTCTACTTAGACCATCGCTTACGAACTCATCGCGAAGCTCCTCGAGCTGTTCAGCGCTCATCTTACGAAGTTTATCACCTCGACCAAAGTCCCAGCCAGCGAACTTGTTAACCAGGAGCATAACGTGTTCTTGATAAGTGATAACGCCGTAAGTTTCTCCAGTGATTGGTTCCTCATCTGGATGTGTGTACGTGATTTCCTCTTTGCCAACTTTTAGGTCCGCATATCTCCAAGTGTCTCCTGAGGCTAATGCTGGAGGCCGGTATAGTGCTGTAATAGCCACAACATCTGCAAACTTCGTTGGCTTTACCTTCTTACACAATTGCTGCATTCCATCAGAATTGATTTGGAACAAGTCTGACGTGTCACCAGAAGCAATTAACTTATAAACTTCTGGGTCATCTGCTTTTCGCATTATTTCATTCATGTCAATTCGCTCTCCAGTCTCGTTCTCGATTGAACGAACAGCCAAGCCAATCATATTCATTGTCTTTAATCCAAGCAAGTCAAACTTTACCCCGCCCAGATTTTCCAGGTCATCTTTGTCGTATTGTGTCACTCGCTCTCCCTTCGTTCCGTGAATTGGGAAGAAGTCGTCAACGGGCCCAGGTGTGATAAGAACACCGGCAGCGTGTTTTCCGATTTGGTCAACAACAAACTCAAACTTTTCAGCTGTCTCAAATACTTCGGATAGTTTGACAGTTTTACCATCATTCCGTTTGACTGTTTTCTTTTTCATTGCGACGAGCTCTGGGCTCATCTTGTACGCTTTATCGATAGTAATTCCTAACTCATCTGGAATTAAACTACTGATATGGTTAGCGTCTTTGAATGGGACATCATACACCATAAGCGCATTCTTAAAAGCTTTCTTGGCTGTCATCTTCCCATAGTTAGCAATCTGAGCAACCCGTTCCACTCCATACTTTTGCTGGAGATATTCATACACTTCATGGCGTCTGATGTCTTCAATATCAACATCAATATCTGGCATCTTTTGACGAGTAACATCTAGGAAACGCTCAAAGAGCAATCCGTGCTCAATTGGGTCGACCTCAGTAATATCTAAAAGATAAGAGATGAGTGAGCCAGCCGCACTGCCTCTTCCTGGACCAACGGCAATTCCTCGTGATTTTGCGAAGCGCATAAAGTCGGATACGATAAGGAAATAGTCTGCATACCCTTTTGACTTAATAACTTCAAGCTCATACTTAGTGCGCTTTTGATATTCCTTAAACAACCGCTTATCAGTTTTTGCAATTGGGACCACTTTTCGCTTAAAACCTTCAGTAACTTCTCTACTAAGTTCACTGTTTAGTTCCTCCTTTGTCAATCCTAAATCTGGAAGCAAGTCTTTTTCCTTCTTAAGATTAAAATTGATTTTATCTGCAACCTTGCCTGTGTTGTTCATCGCTTGAATAATAAAGTCTTGAGGTAAGGTTGCCTGTTTCCTAAAGTTCAAATAGATTTCCTTTGGCGTCTGAACATAGTAAGTGTTCTCGCCACCATAACCAGGGGTGTTGTCATTGAGCATTCTTCGTTGCCTGCCAAGGCAAAGCATAGCTTGGTGGACTTTAGCGTCTTCTTTGTTCAAATAGTGTGCATCAGCCGTTGCAACAACCTCGATGTCAAGTTCTTGGCTCAGCTTGTAAATACCCTCATTCACGAGCTGTTGTTCTGGCATCGTGTTACACTGAATTTCAAGATAGAAGTCATCACCAAAAATACCTTTATACTTTTGGGCATATTCTTTTGCCTTATCATACTCTCCAGCCATTAAAGCCCTTGGGATACGAGCAGCTAAACAAGCAGACGTGCATATAAGGCCCTCAGAGTGCTTCTGAAGCATTTCCCAATCAGTTCGGGGCTTACTATAGAAGCCATTCATAAAAGCGTCAGAAACAATCTTTATGAGATTATGGTAGCCAGTCTGATTCTTCGCTAGAAGTATCATATGGAAGTGCTTGCCTTTTTCGAATCTGTTATCAGTCTCATAGACCTCGCAACCTGCAATTGCTTTGACACCGTTTTTCTTTGCCTCATTGAATAGCATTGGAATTCCGTGCATGACTCCATGATCTGTTAAGGCGACAGATTTCATTCCAGCATATGCCACCTTTTTCACCATGAGGTCAATCCTTGTATGAGCATCACGACGAGAAAAGCAAGAATGGTTGTGGAGGTGAGCGTAGTCTATTTTAACTTTGCTCAAGTCAATCATCCCCCTTAGACATAGTTTTCGTCATAGGCTTCATTGAAGCTTGGTTCCGCTAGTTTTCGAGCATTGTTAATTCCGTGGTGTTGAACAAGTTGAGCAAACTGTTCCGAGAAACGTCTATATCCATAGTAATTCATCCAGCGCGAGACAGTCTTAGGGTGAACACCAAAGATTTCCGCCATGTCTGAAAGTGAGAAACCTTGGGTATAATAGAAGAAGGACAGCATATTGGGATTGCGATAAGAACGCTCATAAACCCAACCACGATATGAAGCTTCCACTTGTCGCTCAAAGAACTCTTCTTCTGAAGCGGGCGCTCCAAAGTTCTTCTTATAGTAATTTTTTTCATATTTCCAGGAAGATGGGCGTTTTTGTGTATATTTCATTTCAGTCTTGTCTATAATAGTGGTGGTTGAGGGATATTCGCGAGCAGAGACTGTGGCGAGTCCTCCATCCGGAGTAATATCGCGAATTATTACCTTGTCGCCAGCTTTGTATGGGAATACGTCTGAAGTAATTTCTACAGTCTTTCCTAAGTCAGTCTTTCTGAATTTGTTTGAAACGCTTGTCATAAAGCATTAACCCCTTTCATATAATTAAACTAGATACCGAGAAACTTAAATAGCTTTTCATTTTGTTCAGCAATGACTTTTTCGTCATGATTATCTGAATGGTAGATAAAAGTTGGGATTTTGCTCAAGCCAATAACAGACGAATACTTATCATAAACATCTCGAACATCCTCAATCTTTATAAACCAATCACCACGTTGTCTCAAACGACGTTCGATAGTATGAGGCGAAGCTACTACATAAACCATTTTCCAACCGTCTTGATATAGCCTATGGTCATACCACCAAGAGCTTGGATTTTCACCCCCTGAGAATAATGGAAGATAAACCAAGTCAGAAATATGGAAACGGTCAAAGATGATATGATTTTTAAGCGTCCTGGATAACTTTAAGCCTTGCTCGTGGACCTTGTTCATGTAAGCTATTTTCTCCTGAAGAGAAAGTTCCCGGGGAGGAGCGGTCCAATGAGCAAAGAAAGTGTTGCCATCGAACCGCTCTTCAATAAGCTTACACAAGGTTGACTTGCCAGCACCATCCATTCCTTCGACGAGTATCTTGTGTTGGGTCATATTAGTGGAGGCCTCCTTCTAACATCTGGAAGATTTCATCAATGTGCTTTCCAGTAGCCGCTTCTAAAGCCTCGATAACAGGATTTTCCAACTCAGTGATATGAATTGGTGGCGCACCAGCATCCAACTCACAAAGAATTTCATTGACTACTCCAACAGATTCGTTTGTTGCAACCGCGAATGCTAAGCCAAATTGCATACCTTGGGTCATCAAGCGGTCGAGTATAGCAATAGCAGCTAGTCGAGACTCTCGTGTTAAATGCTCAAGCAATGAGTTGCGAAGGTCATTCCCTTTCTCCATTTCGCGACGGGCTAAGTTCTCAATTGTGTTTTTCAATTGTACTTTATCCATAAATACAACATCCTTTCAAGTTTTTGTGATTAGAAGCGGTAAAAGCAGCTTCTTTAAATATAATAATTCATTTTTAGACGTTTGTAAACACCTTTTCTCAAATTCTTAAGATTTCTTTCTAAACCCTATAGTTCATTGTTTAGAAAATGGTCCAGGTCATAGCCGTCATCTTTAAAAATAACAATTGTGTTGTGTTCAGGGCCCTTGTCTGAAATGATGTAACGCTTAGAACGTATTAAGCTCCTCACGAACTCAAATGGTATAACCCGCGTATATTTCTCCTTATTACGAACTACTTTAACGATAAAGAAACCATTATCATAATTCTGAGCCTTGTCGTCTGAGCTCAATAACCAGTTTTCATATTTTATAAGGCAATAATAGTTCACTCTGAAGACTTCGCTCGGGTCTTTGCCAAAAAGGTATTTTCTCATTATGATTGGGGTTTCATCTACTTTGGCGTCAATAATAGCGCGGCGCGTTGGAAGCCCAAAATCAACCCCTCGTGTATTATCAATCTTTGCTAACTTTTCATATACGATACCATTAAGTCGTAATTTATTTTCTAGTTCGTCTTCGAAAGCAAATCCTAGTTTTGAATTAGTTTTCCATGCCATTGTTATCGCCCCTTTTAAGTTTTTGAGGAAGATGTCCTCAATCAAAATTATAACAGAAAAGGGCTCCCAAAGGAGCCCCTAAATTCTGAGGGTTATAGTCCGCACTTTAACTGAGCTCCACAGTTAGAGCACTCGTGACAACCACCTCTGTCAATAACTTTACCCTCACGGCAAAGCGGACAAGTATTGCCAATTTCGTTTCCATAATTCACACCAGTTTTTTCAAGTGGCTTGACGGTGTTTTCCATTACAACTTTTTTCTTCCTCGGTTGCTCATCTTCAAAATCATTTTCTCTGTCCGATAATGAAAGGACTTGAGCATCGCGACTTCCGTCCACATAAACGGTACCGCCTTTCGCCCCACCTTGGTGGAGTCTCTCATACACAGACTGCACTTGTTCCACAGAATAGCCACGTGGAGCATTAACTGTCTTCGATATGCTGGAGTCAACCCATCTTTGGATAATACACTGCACATCCGCATGAGCTTCTGGGCTAAGCTCCATTGCTGACACGAAGAATGGTGGAAGATTTTCGGCATCTGCATCAGGGTTGGCATTCAAATATTCCTGAACAATTGGAGCGTTCACCTCGATGAACTTACCAAGCCGACCAGACCGGAAATATTTGAAAGCAAAGTAAGGCTCAAGTCCAGTTGCACATCCAATCATCGTCCCAGTGCTTCCGGTTGGAGCAACGGTCAGCAAGTGAGAATTTCGTATTCCATTAGCAAGAATTCCTTCTCGGATGTGTTCCGGCATTTTTTGCATATACCCAGACTGAACAAATTTCTCACGATTGCCTTCTAAGAATGGGAACTCACCTTTTTCAGCAGCCAAGTCAATAGATGTTTCATAAGCTGTTACTGCGATTGCTTCAAAAACATCATTGATAATTTGGTTACCTTCTTTTGAACCATATTCAACTTGGCAATAGATCAGCAAGTCTGCGAGTCCCATAACTCCTAGCCCAATCCGGCGCTCGCCAAGAGCTTGTTGAGTATTTTCTTCCATGAAGTACGGTGTAGCATCAATTACGTTATCACCCATTCGAACACCGACGCGCACAGTGTTCTTTAAACGCTCCATATCAACTTTTTTAGACTTCTTATCAACCATATTAGCTAAATTGATCGCAAGCAGGTTGCAGACTGAATATGGGGCCAATGGCTGCTCTCCACATGGATTTGTAGCGACTACTTTCTGACCATACGCTTTCGCATTAGTCATGTTGTTTGCGTTATCGATGAAAAAGATACCAGGCTCAGCTGAGTACGTGGCACAAATATTGATGAGTTGCCATATATCCTTGGCTTTTACTTTCCGGTATGTTTTCACCGGAAGTGGCCATTCTCTCACATCACCACATTCTTGCCAATGTTCATCATAATAAGCTTTCTGTTCTTTGTCATAGTTGTCGATGTCAGGAAATTGAAGTTCATATTCCTCGTCGTTTTCAACAGCAGCCATAAAGTCATCTGTCAGACACACTGAAATATTAGCGCCAGTTAAGAAGTCTGGATTATTGACTGAATATATTCCGCCGTCTTTGATAAGCTCTTGCGCATAAGGGTTTCCAAAGTCTGCAGCTAATTCATACATTGCTTTTTCTTTTTCAGTGAATGGTGTAAACTTCAACTTGTCATTCGCCAAGCGAACAACTTCTGGGTCATTATTCGTTTCAGCCAGAAAGCGCAATATCTTAGGATTTTGTATCTTAGAGATGACAAACTCAATCACGTCCGGGTGCCAAGAACTTAGCATAATCATTTGTGCGCCACGTCTTGAACCGCCTTGTTCAACAAGATGAGTCAGTTTTGCTATATCGTCAAGCCAACCAACTGCACCAGAAGACTTCCCATTGACGCCTTTTGCAAGTGCTCCTTTAGGCCGCAAGGTTGAGCCGTTTGTTCCAACTCCACCACCGCGCGACATAATCTCCATAACTTTCTTTCTATGCTCACCAATGCCCTCTCGTGAGTCATGTGGGTGAGGCATCACATAACAATTAAAATAGGTAACTTCTTTACCTGAGCCAGCTCCGTATAATACACGCCCAGCCGGGACAATATTTTCACTTGCTAACTCGCGGTTAAATTCTTCTTCAGTAACTTCTTTCTTGAATTGGTCCGTCTCAACATCAGCTAAGCCACGAGCAACTCGAGCGGCAATTTGTTCGTAGTATATTTCCATAGGCTTTTCGAAGTCTCGATATTGTCTTTTAACATGGCCAGCTTCTCCATTATAGCTCTGGTCATCGGCTGGATCAATTTGTGCTTTGAACTCTTCATCAACCTTGATAATTGCTGTCTCAGCATTGCGGTCAAGTTCAGCAATATAACCAATTCCACGAGCTGGGAACTTAGGGTCTTCTTTAACAGTTAGAACAACCAGATCACCTTGTTTCAATGTTTTCTTTTCAATATCCTTAAAGGTGTATCGGTCTAACATTACTAACCTGGAAACGCCGTCTCTTGCATTTTTCATATCACTTGTAATTTGTTTCACTTCTGGAAAGTATTCCGCAATGTCCTTATTCAACGACTCAATCAACTCTGTGCTGTACGCCAAAACAACCCCTCCTAGTGATTTATATTAAAGAGCCAGAGACTTATCCGCGAGGGATAAAGTCATCCAGCTTGCTAGCTAGTGCTTTATTGGCTTCGATGTTAGCTTGCGCGCTCTCGATAAGTCGCTTCTTATCGTCCATCTTGGCTTGAAGAGCTTTTACTTCATTCTCGAGCTCAATTTGGGCAACCATAATTTCCTCGTTAGCTGTCTCAATTTCATTCTTGAGCATGGAGAACGTTAGGAACGCCTCGTCAATTCTACCTTTAGCAGCTTCAATCCTCTCTTGGGCATCGATAATGATTTGCTTATTTTTAGTGAATAACCCCATCTCGCAACATCCTCTCAAATTTTAGTTTACTTGCGATATTCCTTGTCTTGCTTCCAACCATATGGGCGAACTTCAACTTGAACGCCAGCATATTTTGAAGAAGGCCGTTTGTCATAACTTACTTCGGGCTGCTCTCCTTTATAGAAAGCTATGTGGCCTATTCTCCAACCTTCTTTGAGCCAGATTTTGTAAGGCGATTGGTTATAAATCTCAAGGGTAATATAACCTTCAAATCCTGTGTCAATGAATGGGCCCTCGGAAATACATAGTCCCAACCGACTAATATTGCTACGTCCAAAGATAAGGGCGGATAAGTCTTTATGAGTTCCAATCTTCTCCTTAATAACCGCAAGGACAAACCCTCCTGGTTTTAATAAATATGGTCCCTGGAACTCTTTATATTTGATTTCTGTTCCCGGCTCTGTTGGGTCAATCGCTAACTCGTGGACTTTACCATTCGGTTGCACTGTATAATCCACCACAGGCTCCAGGAAGATGTTTCCGAGCCTGATGTCATACGTGTTAGGTCCGAGTTGTTCGGGGTTAAATGGCTCAATCACCAAGTTCCCTTTTTTAATTTCTTCTTTAACTTGCCAATCAACTAATTTACTCATTTAGCCATTCTCCTCTCATGATTGTGTCCATATTTTTGCCGCCACTCTCGTGGTCTTAGTCTTGTTGCGTAAGCCTCAAGTATTTCCTCATGATTGAGGTCGCCTGGGTCCTTACCTTCCGGTAAGTTTAGGATACGAATATCTGCGATGGGCTCAAGTTTTTCTAAAGCCTTTCTGGTTGCGTTTCGACCAGCTAAATCATTGTCATATCCTAAAACAATCGTGAATGCTACTTTCTGAATTTCCCTCACTTGTTCATCTGTCAAATTGGCCGCCATCGTTGCTCCTGTATGTTGCAAGCCATGTTGCCATAAGTTCATACAGTCAAATAATCCTTCACAAATAATCACCTCCCCTAACTCGATAATCGACTCACGATTGCGCCCGAGTCCGGGGACTATCCTGCCCATTTCGAGGCCACTTGGCTCATGTTTCCATTTAGCATTCATATGGGCTTTGATACGACGTCCTGAATAGCCCACGGTTCGCTTGTTTGTATCTTCGAGGGGTAATATAAGCCGGTTAGCTAAGACTCCCGTTTTGGCCACTCTGAGGCCCCAGAAGTCTATTGCTTCGGGTGAATAAGTACGAAAAGATTTCACTTTGACTGTTTCGGCATCAAGCTCATACAGGGGAAGTTCTCCCTTCGCTCGCCGTTTAGTCATCGCAATGAAGTCCTTTGCTTCGTCCTTGAAAGGATTTTCCTCGATTGTTTCATTGTCCCAATCAACTTCCACTTCAAACATCTCAGCCAATAATTCAGCAGCTTGCCGGAAGTTAACACCATCCATTTTTTGAACAAAGTCAAATACATCGCCACCTTCGCTGCAACCAGTGTGGCAATACCAAAGTTTCTTATCATCATCGAAAACGAATGCGCTCGGATTGTCACCTGCATGAAGCGGACAACAAGAACGGACATGGACTCCAGTTCTACGAATACGACTAGCATTATAGTGCCTGAGAAGTTCCTCGACGTCGACCGCCTCACGGACTCTCTCAGCGACTTTGCTCACTAGCCTTCAACCTCCGTCTGCCTTAGGATTGGTCTATCGAAGTTTATGTTGAACTCATCAACGTCAGAAGCTCCGCCACGTTGGAAAGCGATTTTGAACTTCTGATTGCCACCGACTTGGCCACCTTCAAGAGCAAATTCCTCTTCCGTCTTGTTCCTTAGGAAACAAAGTCTGTTTGCTAATTGCAGGATACGGTCGGACCCAGCAACCATTGACTCATCCATTTTTTCGGCATTGACCGCTGCTCTATTTAATTGAACACCGGAAATAACCGGGATTTCAAGTAGTCCAGCAAGGTCTTTTAAGCCACTCGTAAAGTATCCTAAAAGCTGATATTCTTGAGCACTGTTTGATGAGTCAGATGAAGGGAGCTTGATATAATCAAAGAATAGTGACTGAATACTTTCCTTGATTTGATACTTCCTAGCTAACGCCATAACTGTCTCAATTGTAAAGTGAGGCATATAGATGTGGAATAGTTTGCCTTCGCGTATCTTCTTGGAAGCCTCCTGAAGTGCTTTAATTTTGTCCCTCGCTTTCCCAGCCCACGTGTCTTTCGTGAACATACCCGTCTTAATTTCAGACTCAGGAACTCCAGATACCATTGCAAGTAATCTGTCTTCCTGTTCATCTTCGGTCATTTCCGTATCGATGTACAAGGTTGGGACCTGGTCATCAATACCAATCTTCTTAGCCCAATTCATTAGAGTGACTGACTTTCCGACTTTGGAACGAGCACCAACAATAGTGAGTTCACCAGGCTTCAGCCCAAGCGTTGCCTTGTCAAAAGATTTCCACCCGACCTTTAGTCCAGGAATTGGGTCAGGATTGGTTGCACGTTGCTTCAACTTTTCTGATAACCTGTCGCCCATCTTGTAGACTTCTTTATTGCTGGTATATTTTAGAGAGACTTCACGAACATCATTTTCGGCTTCGCCGAGATATTGGCTAAGCTCGGTGTCTTCATCTTCAAGAGCTCGCTTTTTCATTTTCTCAGCTTGTGTGTATATTGCTCTTCGAGCTGCTGCCTGCATTATATGGCCGACATATAGTTCCAGGTTAGGGTTGACGTGTGATTGTGTCATTGCCTCAATATAATCAATTCCGCCAACTTCGTTTATTGCGTTCTTAGCGTCGTCCGAACTGAATACATTAAGAATAGAGACTGGGTCAACTTGTTGGTCCCTAGAGGTTAAATACTGCATAGCCATATAGATGTAACGGTGAGCAGGGCTTGCAAACATATCGGGGGTCAATCCAAGTGAAGCCACTTCAATCAACTTATTTGGATTGGTCAAACAAATCGTTATCAAAGCTCGCTCTGAACCATTTCGGTGTATCAGCTTGCTTACGTCTGTTTGTTGGCTCATATTGTTCCCCCTCTCTAACTCTTTTTTGCAATTGTGTAACTTCAAATCTTATCATAATTTTGTCCCGATGTGCGTATATTAAATCGAGACTTCGGAAAGAATAATAGTAATGCTTCAGACACCAATTGATTGCAAAGTAAAGCTCCTCGACCGTGAACTCAGCAAGCAGCCGAGAAGCTTGGGACACTATTTCCTCATAGGTGCAATCAGATGAATGACATTTTCTGAAGAAATAACTAGCAATTTCTTGAGGGGTAGTCATTCAGACCGCCCACCCTTAAAATTCAAGATTTTCTAGTTCTTCTTCAGAAACACCATCTTCATCAGTTGACTCTTGTTCGGAAGTTGGCTCATCAGCTTCTGTTGCAACGTCCTGGTCATCCTCATCTTTGCCCTCGTTCAGAACATCTTCCCAAGTCTCACCTTTAGCGATACGAAGAAGTTGCTCAGGTGTTACATATGAGTGGTCTTTGACTTCTTCTAAATCGAATAGCTCAAGCGCTTGTTCCTCAGCTGTTAGAGGGATGTTGTTACGAGCTGGAATAACTGTATACTCGGTTTCTAACCCTTCGCCAGTACGCTCAAGAGTCACATCATAGTTACGAAGGTCGCCATATTCAGCGTCCTCTTGGTACTTACGAAGCTCCTTGAATACTGCCAAACCTTTGTCGAGAATTGCAACTTGACCTGTCGCACGGTCTAAAACATTGATGGCAAACTTCTTACGACGTTTCCAAGGCTGACCTTGATAAACTTTTCTCATAGCAGCCTTGCGCTTTTTCTCATCCTTAATTTGCTTAGCTTTCGGAAGTTCTCTATCCAAGTATTCTTTATTCTCTTTCTCAAGCAAGCAATCTTTTCCTTTGTATGGGATAGAAGTTCCTTTGCCACCGTTTCCTTTGCTGCTCCAGTATTCTTCATAAGCATAAGGTGCGGCATCTAGCACGCGAAATTTTGTTTTCCCAATCGGTACTTGTAGATAGTTAACCTCTTTCTTATCTCCTGAACTTTTGCTGCCGTTATCTTTAACTGCGTCCCAACTCATAATAGACATTCTCCTTTCAGTTCATCAATTTAGATTTTGTCGTCAGCAATGTGCCAACAAAAATAATTTTACTACACAACTTGACATTTGTAAACAAAAATTTTCAACATTTTAAAATTAGCCTTTAATCACCCCTTTCAAAGTCCTCAAGTTCTAAGTCTACATGGCAAGCAACTTGTTGAACTATGATCTGATAGCGAAGCCGATCTGGGCCAGACGCTACTCGACGATGACTAATGACAATACCGTCTTTCGCTAGAGTAGCCTTCATTGCGTCCAGGTCCTCCTGTGTGGGATTTTCCGGAAGTTCATAACCTAATTGCTTCAGAACATTCTCGGACGCCTCATTGAGAGCGTGAGCAATCTTTTCTTGCATCTCAGCTGATACTCTGTTCTCTCTCTCACGCTCCAACATTTCATCCCTTGTTAAACGCTTCAACGGCTTTTTTGTATTCAATCCAATCACCTCCTGGAACAACATTCTCAGCTGTCATGTATTCCTTCATTAGAGGATGTTCTGTGTTGCCAACATACATATAGAAGTCATCAGCCAACTTAGCAAGATGGTATAGAGGCGGATTGCCATGGACACCCTCATATTGATTTAGGACCATCATGACCGCATCTTGATTGCTTAAGTGGCTTAAAGCATTCCCAACATATTTGAACTCAATAATGGAGCCGTGGACCTCATTGTCACCTCCTTTAATGGCAGGATACCAATCACGGATTGAATATAATTCCACGCCTTTTAATAAACCAGGCGAAATGGATGTGGGTTCAAGCTTTAGTTCTTTCATAATAGAATAATCTTGCAAAGTTCCATACACGAAAAACTTCATTTAATTCGCCTCCTCATATTCGGATGGGGTCAAGCATCCCATCTCATTATCTTTATTCTTCACCCATACAACGCCAGTTTCCTCGAAGTAGTTGGGAATGAGCTCAAATACTTTGACCTCTTCGCCTTTTCTGAATGGGTGTTCTGAGGAGCTTTCAGTTGTCACTCGTAATTTTTTTCCTTTGTATAAATCAATTTTGCTTGTCATGTTAGTCATCCTTTCGAATATATTTAGTAATGGACAGGTAGCTTGATTTTTAGAGGGGTGGAGCTTGGAGAGCCATCTTACACGAAGATGACCGCTCCTAAATCCTTGTCAAAATCAATCTTTCTTGAATGAGATAACTTCCATACTCGATTGTTAGCCACTTTGTAAGTAACTCCAAGCTTTTCTGCAAGTTGCTCTTCCCATTCTTTCTTTGAAGTACAACCTAAGATTTGCATTGAGTCAATAACTTCTGCGATTGCTTCGTTGTTTTCATTGTCTCTAGCATCCTTTGGAATTAATTGCTTTTCAATTTTGTCAAGGTCATCATTCTCTTGACGTCTAATTGATACAGGCTTCTCAGCCAACTTCTTTAGAACTTCTAAAGCATTATCATCAACTTGCTTGATTGTATTCGTGAAGTAAAGGACCATTGTTTTTGCTCTTTCTGCAAGTTCAACTTTTAGGTCATCATTGATTGGTGTTGATAATCTATCTTGACCTCTATTGCAAATTGCATTTAGAATTGCTTTTTGTTGGTTCCAAAGTTGGTCATTCCCAGCGGCATTCACAATTCCATACTTGCTAAATTCAACCGCTTTTAGAAGCATTGCCATGAATAGAACTTGTTGAGCGGCTACTTGACTTGGATTTAGTGTACAATCTGGGAAGCGAAGTTCACAGTGAAAGCGAGTGATTTCATTTCCTCTAGCTTGCATACCAGCCATTCTCACGAATGGGTAACTTCTGCTTCTAAGTCTATCAATGAATTGCTCAACAGTACGACCCTCAATTGTTGGTGTTGTGCTCATCATCACATCATGCCTTCTGAAGCCGTCCATTCTAGTGATTGAGTCACCGCTTTTAACAGTTGATGTCAACCATACAAGCTCACTTGCAAATCGTCTAATAAGTTGCATGAAATTCTTGAAGATGATACCAGGCATTGGAATTTCCATTTCATTAGTGTGACGATTATAAGATAGAAGCATGTGATTGTGTGTCCCCGCTCGTTGGTGAATGTAAGCGCCATGCTTTTTCATTTCATTAATAACTTTTTCTGCTTGGCTTAAGTTACTCCAGAAGTGAACCCGGCGACCAACTAGTGGAATTTCAAGACCATGCATCAAGCTTTCGTCGCTAGTGATTGTTTGAACGCCATTATCACCAAAGTTATACATTGAATCTGAAGGATTAAGTGTTTCAGCCATGTTTTGCGCAATTTCTTGGAGACTTTTGTTGCGGTCAAATTCGCTTTCAAGTTCAACACCAATCTTCAAATTTTTTTGGATGATTGACTTCCAATATTCAACTTGCTTAGTATCAATCTCTTCACCAGTCTTGTAGAAGCCATTCATCATCAATTCGCGTTTCATTTTCATTCGCTCCTTTAAGTTAGAGAATTTATTTTTAGTAAGTCATAGATTAAGTATCTAATATTTATTATATCTGTTTTTCTTCAAAAGTAAACACTTTTTTTAAAACCTTTTAAAAGTTTTTTAAAGCCTTTAGTTTTTGAAGATGTTGTTTCATTCTATGGATAATATTATCAAGAAGTGAAGAGAATGTAAGCAATTAAATTGTGGATAATTTGCGAACAGCAAAAGACCCTTCCAATTGCTCGAAAGGTCTTCTCATTTATGTGTGGGTATACTTAATATAGAAGAAAGTAGCTTTATTCAGCTTCATCGGCGGTAGCCGTCTCATCATCATTAGATGTTTGCTCCACTACTTTCTCTTTCATTTCACTCAAGACACTGTGCTCTAGTTGCAATCGTTCGATTTTGTCTTCTAACTCAATCATCCGTTTCGTGATATACTCTAGCAAGTTCATGTTGTTGGCTGTCGAACTAGGCGTCACGTCCATTTCATTTGCAATCTCACGTAGCTTGTGGTAAGTACCAGTGACACCGCGGTCTAGTTCGCTTGCTAGCTCCCTTGCGATGGCTTGCATTGAGTCACCACGAATTCGGCCGTCACGAATACGCTCCTCAGCAAGCTTGATTTCCTCTTGTGTCCAGTGTGCTCTTGTCATATTGACCAACTCCTTAAATAAGTTTTGTTTGTCTTACACTACTTATTATAGTAAGGAGGCGTCCAAAATATACCTGCTTGCTCAAAATTTTTTTTATTAGTATGTAGAAACCCGCTGAAGCGGGTCGCTCGTTACATATTTATATGATTGTCAGTTTTGCCTTCTTTGTGCTTCGCATCGACAATTGACTCACCGAGGATATAAGCAGAAGCTACACCGACGAGCTGCCAGTATAGTTCCGGGTCAACACCTATTCCTAGTACTTCATTTAATACAATAAGAAGTAGCGCGAATACAGCCACTAGAAACTTTCTTGAACTCCATTTCGACTCTGCGAATTTCTCAAACCACTTTCTCATAATTATCACCTTATAATCCTTTCTATTTTTTTATTTGGGCTGCCACTTAATAAGTGGACTTACAAATGTTTTACCTCGTTAGAGGGAGAGAGTTACTAGACTCTCTCAATTTTAACTTCTTTGACGCCTTGGTCAAGTAAACGCTTCACATGATTTGCTGTGTTCTGATTAACTCCATAAGCTCCAACTTGCTTACCATCCGCAATCACTCGATAAAGTGCATCATTGTTGTTAGCTGGCGGATTAACTGGTTTTGGAGTCGGTTTTTTCTTAAGCTTAAAGATTTTCACCAACCCCTCAACATGACCTCGAGCAATCTTTTCTACAAAGTCATTTCTCTTGATTAAAGCTGCATCTTGAGTATTATCGATGAACAGATTTTCTGAAAGAATTGCAGGCATACGAGTCTCGCGAAGAACATGGAAGTTCGCACGCTTTTTTCCTCGATTTGGAGTATTGCCCAATGAACGAACAGCTTTGATGATTTCATCGTGCATGATATTTTGGCGGTCACGAGTGGCCTGCGAGACATTGCCATTGAAGATAAAGTCTTCATAACCACGAGCACTTCCGTTGAACGCGTTCAAGTGGATTGATACGAAATAATCAGCATCCCAATTATTTGCATCGTTTGTTCTCCAAGCTAAAGTTCTAAAGATGTCTGTCTCACGTGACATTCTGACTTGAACTCCTTCATACTCGTCAAGAAGAATATCCCTAATCTTTAAACCAATTTGAAGAGCAACTGTTTTCTCCTGTAATCCGTTACCGACAGCGCCTGGGTCATTACCACCGTGTCCTGGGTCGATATAGATTTTAGTCATTTTCATCTCTCCCTTTAGTTTGTTTTGACTCAATTTTGCCGAACTGTCTCCAGACGGCATGGAAGTTGTTTTCCATTCTATGCTCCAGTTTTTCTAAGCTGGATTGCACATCTTTCAGTGTGTGTCCAATCTTTTCTTGCTGGTTGGTGTTCCTTTCTAGGTGCCGCATAAGCTCATCTTCTCGACGACGTGAGTCATTCTTTGTCTCTTCGATATTGCGCTTAAGTTCCTCTTCACGAGCTCGGTGAAGTTCCATAATATAGTCTTCACGCCGCTGCCCATCTTCCTTAGCATCTCGGATAATCTTTTCGACCCCTTTAACGACTAACCAAGCAAGAACAATGAAGAGGATACCAAAAGTGAACTCACTGCTGAGAATTGCTTCAATGATGTTTAATTCCTCCATGGTATTCCCTCCTCTTAATTAACGCCATCTTCCTTTTGCCCAATAAGATACGTGCTCAACTGCACTAAAGTCTGCTACATTTATAAACTGAACACTAAACTGTGATGAAGTCAAGTTGAATATACGTGTTGTTGTTGGCGCTAACGTTGGTGTGTTCGTTTGGCCAGAGGCAAATGCTAGTGGTGGCTCGCTAAAGCTTTCTGGGAATGTCCAATATGACGCGGTTGTTCTGTGATAAGTTATTCCTTGATAAGTTGCTGTGGACGTGCTGCTTACCGGAATAGTTCCAGGTTTGTGCCAACACTCCATTGTTCCGTCAGTATACTTGACATATTCGCCATTACTGTTGGAGCCCCTTTCATGGATAAGAACTTCTTCTGACCAACTACCCCAGATGTCAGAAGAAGTATTCGTAGCTCGGATAAACTTACCACAAATCCGATAACCTCCATTAACGTTAAAAGCATCATAAATCAATAACTCTTGCCAACCAGTTGTTGAAGTTTCACCAGTTCCAGCAACAGTCATAACCTCAATACGGACTCGAGATAATTCAGGAATACCGAGCTGAGTGTGCGACCTACCAATTGATGTTAGCCATTGCTGTGCGCCTCCACTTCCTGTGAACTTGTGATAATAAATTCCATTCGGCAAATCACCAGGAACTGTAGTCACTGTGAAGTCTGCTGGATCAGTCTCCTGAACAAAGTTAACTCGCGTATCACCTGGGTCGCCTTTATCCCCCTTAGGTCCTGGTGGGCCTGGTGGACCCTCGGGGCCTTGAGGACCTGAATCACCTTTAGGCCCTTGTGGACCTATCGGGCCAACATCACCTTTATCCCCTTTAGGACCCATTGGGCCAGTTTCACCCCTTAAACCTCTTGGACCTTCGGGGCCCGGCTCACCTTGAGGGCCTGGTGGACCTTCTGGTCCTAACAAATCAACGTAAGTAAAAATAGATTGGTCTTCACGCTTAATTCCGAGTTGTGTTCCTTCCCAACGAAATTCTAGTCCAACACCATCACCAGAGCCTCCTGTATAGTTCTCTGGTGGCCCCAGTCGGCCAATAACGACATAAGTCTTAGATATACTCGCAAGAACAACTCTATCCCCTATACGAGGCTTATAGCTGCTTAAGCAAGAATACCGTTTTGCTGACGCGGTGCTTTCTCCATCAAACTTGACAAGTGGCTTATCATCAACCACATCATCAACAAATCCAAGTTTGAAGTTTAGACGCTGAGTTGGTCTGTGGCCTAAGATTTCTGCAATATCCTTCTCAAGCCATTTCATTAGACATTCACCACCCTTCTCGCTTCATGTTGCATTCTTCCCCCAGCTTCCAAATCCAGTGACCAATCAGTGATTGTATATTTCTCATCTTCCTTAAGCTTAGGATGGCTAAATTGGATTACATCCAGATATTCATGAAAAGGCATAATGGCCGTCTCAAATCTTACTCGACCATAAACTTGGGAGCTTTCGAAGGCAATCCGCTCAACATAATTGTCGAGTGCTTCCTGACTCGGAATTGAGTCAAGCTCCCTGATTTCAACAATACGACGCCTACGGTTAGGAATACTTGTCACCGAGTCTTCGTTTACATTCTCATACGTTGAAACTAGTGGCTCCTCATCTGGGTTTGAAACTGTCACAACCCAAGCATTAGGAATATTGAATAAGTCAAGCTCCAATTCTGCGCCTGTGAAGATAACGCTCAAGTCATCTGCTGCGTATTTATATTCAACCGACCTGCGCTGTGGTGAAACGTATGGAAAAGCCCTAAAAATTCCGTTCGCGTCCACCCATATTGAGGTGTAGTTGCATAATCCAAGCAGGTCATTTATTGCTGATAATTTAGACTCTCCTGGCTCATATTCGCGGTCTGAACGAAGTGTGTCTTCTGAGCTCGTGTCAATCGAATGATTATCAATCCCAGCGGACTCTAAGAGCTGGATAACAGCATCAATAATTTTTGTCCCTTCTGGAATAATGTAGCGGTCCATAAAACGGTCGTCATTCAAAATAATCGAGCCGTCATACGCTTCAATATTCCTGATTGTTGTTCCACCCCTTTCTTGTTTCACTGGAGAAGAAACAAGGAAGACACCTAGTGGGAACTCAACACGACCTCCATCTTCCATCTTGAATTGTGCATAAGGCTTAATCCATGCATCATTCCATTCGACTTCGGTTTCTGTTCGAGTATATAAATCGCTCCATCTAGCCAAGCGTCTTCACCTCCTCTTTACATGTTTTGTGTTCTCGTTCTGAAATAGTGGTCCATATATTTGAAATATATATAAAGCTGGGACATCCCCGCTGCCATTATCTCAGGTCGAGTAAAATAAACACCGTTGTCAGTTTCTCTAGTGATTTCCGAGATAAAACTAATTGGCGGGCCAAAAATCCATGGACTTTGAACTTCCCTTGCAACAAAACTTCTAAGCAATCCGCTATCAGGTGCGCTCGAAGGCGGCCAACGCCTAACTGGCTCGCCATTCATATACATCTCCCAACTCTTTGCCATATTGTCCTGGATGTGCATGTGATTATAATCACCTACTCCAAAGATAAGCTCATGTGAGTTGTATAGGATTTGCATAAGGTGGACGTCTAAATTGCAAAATGGTTTATCCGCCAGTATTCGCGCTGTTAGAACTTGTGTCTCAATTTCTTCTTTATAATAAAAGTCTCGATTGAGGTCAACATCATTTGCGTAATTATGTCTAATCTGATTATGATACCCCCATGGATTTGCTGCTGGTATCCATACGATATGATAGTTCGCGAGTAAATGATTGCGGAAACTCCTATCGATAAAGGTACCATTTTGCAGCTCTTCCAGAAACCTTAGAGTGAATATCGTGCCTTCCCATTCTGAACCATGCAGGGAAGTTGTGATATAAATCATAGGCTTACCAATTGTGCCAAGCTCAACTTTGAGGAAGTCCATTCCAGCCGAGTCTTGGCCGAATACACTCACATGGTCAAAGTTGTTGTACAGCCTGGTTGTCAATTGGTTATATGGGATGTGCTCATAATCTTCCGCCCAACTAAATGGAGGTACTCGGAAGAATGACATTTGTTAAACCTCCCTTACAACAATATGGTATGCAACCAGCGTTTCTGTGTCATGGTCGCCCAAATAACCAAAACGAATAACTGCTCCAGCTGGCATCTCAATTGGCCGCTTCAACGAGAATGCGTACCTATGAAGATTAGCGTCATAGTGCCGGATGTCAAACCAATTTGTGCCGTAGATTCCAATTTGTCTAGCTGTGATTGAAGTTCGGTAAGCTAGATGATTGGTAAATACAAATAGATTTGTGAAGCCTCCACTACCTCCGTATTGGAAAACTTGTGGTGAAACGTCCATTGGGCCATTTACACTAAATTCTAAGCTCTCAATCACACATGGACCTTCTCCTTCATAGACAATTAGTCCGCCTTCAGGAAGGTTATATCGAGCATGGCTAAAAGTACGAATACCTCTTCCAATTCTATCTGGCATCCATTCGCCATTCGGGTGTTGTTTATAGTTGCGTGTGTTCAAAAACTTATTGACGATTTGAGAAATACTAAAAGCCATTTTTATCGCTCCTCCCTAACAATACTTTGAATGTTTCCATCATCATCGTAATTGACACTATACTCAATTATTCTGTTCCCAACAGATTGAATAATGCTGATTACTTCATCGCCATCATATTCCAGACCGATAGTCGCACCTTGTGAAGTGATTGTAGTCACTCGACCATCATCATCATAACTAATATTGATTGTACCTCTTTGAAGTACTTCACCAAAGGCGGCATCGATTGCTCGGAAGTTCTCAGCGAGTGAAGTGTCAATATCAATGTCATCATTCCTGTCTGGTAGGTATAAATCTATAAGCTCACTACGGTTTGCCATTATAATTCACTCCATTTCTTAGCCCCTAACATGGACCAAGTAAAATATTTGCCTTCTCCATACGTGAAGTCCTGGACTGTAAACTTTGCTTGTCGCTTAATAGTTCTAAAGGAGCCAAAATCAATCGAGCCTGACTCGATCGTCGGGACGTGCGTTAAGAAGTTCCCATCACGGTCGAATAGCTCATATCGGAAAGATAACTGCCTCGAACCTTGCTCAGCGTGAAGCATAGCCTTGACTTCTTCTTCGGTATACCCATTCCTTGCAAGTGGCAGCAACTAAATCCCCTCCTTATAATCAACTTCTTTAAGAACAAAACTGACTTCAAATCCGTGAACGGGTCTATCAGATACTTGCACGTTATTCGCTACCACCCAATATCTGCGACCATTCGCATCACGATATAGGAACACTGACCTTAATTGAACTTTCGCCTGGAATTGCATCAATTCAGGATAGCGGTCAATCACAATGGTCATTGCTACTTCGTATTCATCGATTTCACCAAACTCAACTACTGGTCTTTTTCTACCATCAAACAGGAAGAGCTCCATGTCAACGCCAAGATTAGTCTGTCGCTGTGATACGATTTCCAGGAACGTTTTATCACTCAAATTATTTGCAGGCTGTAAGACATTCCAGTCAAATTCAACTACTCCTAAAACGACCTCGGACTCGCTTGTGGAGCCATTATCGCCTACTGCAATCATTCTATACTCATAAGTCATTCCACTTGCTGGTGTGTGGTCTGTGTAGCGCCCTGTGAGTGCTGTTGTTTGGTGAACGGTCAGCCATTCTTCACCATTGATTTGTAGCCTACGTTGCAGCTCAACACGAATAGTGGAAGTAGGATAACTTGCATCGTAAGTGGCGTTCCAGCTAATCTCAATATAGTCCACTTCTCCTTCGTGATCGAGCACTTGAATCGTTGGTTGTTGGGGTGGTGTGAACTCAGCACTAAATTCTACTGAACTCCAGTCAGACCAAAATGGGTTTTCATGTGTCTTGACTCTAACCCGCAAAGCATAACTGCTTCCGTCTTCCAGCTTATAATCCGGATAAAATGACCGCCTTGAACTTCGTTCTTCCTCTTCATGTAAGAGTTGAAAAGTTTCTTGATGACGTAGCTCGAATTGGAAGTCGGTTTGCGTTCCTGATACACTCCAATTTACGAACAAGTCCGGTGAGTTAAGTTTTTCATTCGCTTGTGGTGCCAGAATATCTGGGGCTGCAGCTTTACTTACTAATTTGAATGAAGCCACTGTTGACCATGGTGAGACTTCTCCATATTGGTCTTGCGTCATTACTCTCCATTCAATTGTGTCCTCAGGCATTGTGCCAGCTTCGATCGTAACGCTCTCAGAACTCGTTGAGACAAACGAACTTGCACTTGGGATATAATTCCAAGTAGAGCTACCGCGGACTCTCCAGGATAGCCTATAACCAGCTTGCGGTTGTCCCCGGTCGTTATGGTCCCAGCTAAACTCAATTTCACTTTCTACATTTAATATTTCATTGTTCGCTGGCGATAAGTTTGTTGGTTGGCTTGGCGGTTGGTTATGCTGGATAGTAAAGTTCGGACTTGTTCTCCAGCTTGATGTCAGCCCTTCTGGGTCAATTGCTCTAACCCTCAAACGAGCGGTAGAAGTTTCAGGGATTGAAGATGTGTTGATGGTAGCTGATGTGACTCCTGGGCTCGTTATGATGACTGTTTGCCAACTTCCAGCGTTATCTATCTGAACCTCGTATCTAAGTTGATTAGAGGAATATGTGGAGTCAGTAGAAGCGCCCCAGCTTGCCGTAACACTTTCGCTAACTACTTGGCCTCCCGTTGGACTTGTGAAACTTCCTGGTGTTGTTGGTGGCTCATTCCAAGTTCCTTCAACAATGAAAGTGAAGTGATTACTGTTATTCGTCGCGCCATATGCTTCAGCTCGAGCCACGCTTGGGCCATTGTATAATACGATACCTTCTAAGTTGCCAGACATATATTCCGAGCGAAATTGGCTTGAAATATCATACTCAACCCATCCAGAAGAGGGTGAAAAGGAACGGCCTAACCATTTATACCAAGGTAACCCTGAAGTCGGTGGCAAACTTGACCATCTGTGTCCACCTAGCGAGAACTGACGACCACTTGTAATCGCCCTAAATCTGATGAATATTCTCGGCGTTGTTTTTGAGTCTTGCATAGCTTTACGGACATCAGATGGAATACCAATGAGAGAGTTCCTACCACCTGAACCGCCGGCTTGAATTGGCGAGCCAGTTGTGATATGAGTTCCTGCGTCATTCCAGACACGGACCCAGCTGGCTCTAAATTGTCGTCTTGCCATTCGTTTTCACCTCCTACCTACTTCTCATAATTTGTCTAAGTTTCTCGGCATCGATTGTTCTGTCGTCTACATAGTCTTGAAGCTCACGCTTAAGTTCCTCAATTTCTTCTGGGCTTAATCTGTTTCCGTCTCCGTTTAATTCAATAACAACTGTTGAGCGACCTGAGACATGGAAATTTACTCGTTGGCGCCCACCAGTAAATTCGGTTGACAAGTCAATGTCATCTAGTCCTTGGCGCGCAACTTTTTGTGCAGCATCTACTTGCTTCGCCATACCTTCCGCAAAGGTTGGGAAGAAGCTTTCACCTGATTTGTCTAAGTCGCTTAAAGGACCTTCCTTTGCAGGTGAGAATGGTAGTAAGTTTCGGACTGTTTTTAACCCATTAGATACAGCGTCTCTTGCAGCTCCGAAAGCGTTCTTAATACCATCAGCAAATCCCGTGATTAACCCTTTACCAGCATCAAAGAATTGCGTACCAAAACTGAGAATAGTGTCAATAACCGTATTAATTCCATCAGTTACTGCTGTCTTCGCATTGTCCATTGCTTTGTTAAAGCCTTCTCGAACTTTGTTGGATACTTCTAGCACTTTCTCCCAGACTTTACCTGGCAATTCTGAGAAGAATTCTATTACTTTATCAATTCCGTTTCGGACAATTTCCTTCACTCTTTCCCACATATCAGAGAAACCTTCTCGAACATCAATTCCAAAGTTGGAAAGGATATTGATAAACGTATCAACAAATCCAGTAAAGAAGTTCTTAATAGCTTCCCAGATGTTAAGGAAGAACTCTTTGGTAGCTTCAACGGCTTTATTCCAATATTCAAGTGCAGCGTCCATATCACCAGTTAGTAGTGCGACAATTGTCATTACGACATTAACTACTACCTCCATGATATTGATAAAGGCATTGATTAGTGGCCCAATCGCGGCGATCATACCATTGAATACAGCCAAAGCGGTCACCAATAAGACTCCTAGAACAGCCCCTACCAGCTCAATGATTGGTGTTAGGCTTTCGAATAATCGTTTCAGACTTTCCCAGATTGGCTGGAAGCTTTCCCATAATATTCCAACTGAGTCCATGAACGTGTCAAAGAAACCAACGGCAACGTCCTTAACTATACTAAACATGGTAGAGAACATTGGCTCAAATTGTTCCCAGTTTTGATAGATGGTATATGCTAACGCTCCGAGTGCTGCACCTGCTGCTAAGAACGGAAGTAGTGGCGCTAATGCCGCCCAGACACCCGCGGCCATTGACCAAAGAGCTGGAACCAATCCAATTGCGATTGCTCCACCAACAGCCCATATAATTCCGTCCATTTCCTCTGGGAAGATTGTTCTAAGCGCTGTTTTAAGTCCATCTTGTTCAACCACCGCTGTGAAGTCCCAAAAAATTTCTGTCAGTGTGTCTAATCCGTCTTTGAGCCAATCTAACACTCCAAACCCATCCGCGATTGCTTGCCAGATGTCTGCAAAGGCCATTTTAGCGATTTCCAGTTTTCCGACGAATGTTTCGCCAAGTGCTTTAGCTGAACCTCCATATTGAGTTTCTAATTCCTCTAAGATTAACTTCTGAGCGCCCATGATGTCTCCAGCTTCAACCATACTCTCAACCATTTCTCTTTGCTCATCAGTAAAGCTAACACCAACACGGGAAAGCGCTGTGATACCTTGTTTTGGGTCATTCAAAGCTTTGCCTAGCATTGTTGCAGCCGAAGTCGAGTCAATCCCCATTGCAACAGATAAGTCAGTCATAATTCTAACGGCCTGATTAAAGATGTCATTTCCTTCTCCAGCTTCATTCCTAATATTAGTAAATGTGAGGAGTAAGTTTGCACCTTGCCGAGTAGCTTCATGAGCAACGGAAGTCTCCCATTGTAAAGCTAAAGCCATGTCTTCAATCTCTTTTGCGGTAACATTCGCGGCTCCACCAGTTGAGGCGATTACAGCTTCAGTTTGAGCATTTATTCGTTCGATTTCGGCAAGCTCGAAAACTGCTTTGGTCCCAAGTGCTGCGAATGCGGCTGTTGTTGCAACGACGCCGCCCATCAACATTTTTGAACCTTGCTCAGCGTTCTTCATACTTCGCCCGATACCTTCCATCGCACCACCAACAGATTTGATGGTCGCTGAGGCTTTATCCAAGGCATTAATAACAATAGTTACGGCGTTATTTGACATTCTTATTCACCCCCTGGAGCGCGTCTATTCCTCCCTCCGTATTTCTTCTTAAGGCTGTCTCTACCCTTTTTCTTTTGAATATTTTCTTGCTCTTCTTTCTCATGAGCATTGATTGCATTCATAATAACAATTAGCTCTTGAATTGTCTTATTGTCTTCTTTGTCTAACTGAGAAGGTAAACAATGGAACTCTTTACAAAGTTGGTACAAAGTTAAGGCCTCCGGGGGGTTATCATTCTTTTTTCCCTGGAGGCTATTTTTGACAGCTGTCTCTAATCTTTTTTTTCGGACTCAGTGACAGCAATATCCTCCGCAACGTTGGCTTTCTGAAGTAACTCATTCACGAACTCTTCTGAGAGCATGTCAAGAGTATCCAAGCTTATTGGAAGCTTCTCGTCGTTCTCGTCAGTAATGTCCCAGTCTTTAATCCGGTACAAAGTTCGCAATAGTCCCATCAGGCCCGCATCCATCTCGACTTTTCGAGTGAATGGGTCAACCTTCATTGACGCTTGAGTGGCTCGGCGTGACATTCCGTAAGTGAACGGCTTGAGTGTTACCTTAGCGCCCATCACCTCAATTACTTCTTCACCTTCGTTGCTTTTAAGCCATGGTTTATTTGCCATCTATACTCAATCCTTTCTTATAATAAATTAGTCGTGCCTTTTGCTTCAACTTCAATGTCTGTGAAGATAACATCTAATTGCTGTTCTTGCAAATCCTCAGCAGCTACACCAATTTCGTTTGTATCATACATTCCACCTGTCAGTTTTACCTTGATATAGTGGTCTGCATTTGCTGTGTCAATTAAGCTCAATTCAACTTCGAGAACTTCACCATTTTTGAACTTATCCCACTGATCCAAGTTAGTAAAGTCTAAAGTTAGAGAAGCTGTAATTTCAAGCGCGCCTTCCTCAATTCGAGTTGCTGCACGGCCAGCTTGATTGACTGTGAAACGTCTTTCTAATCCGTTTCCAATCTCAACTTCAAATTCTGAAACGTCTGCAAGCTCCGAGCCATTTACTGTGACCGCTCCCTCATAGAACATGAAGTAATTGTCAAGCTCAGCTGCAACTGTCTCAGCATTTCCATTGTCCTGAACATCTTTGAACATGAAGTCAACATCAACTGTGACAGCCTCCTCTGCAGAAGCCGAAATGGTTAGTGTGTCTACTTTACCGCCAACATAGTCGCGTGTGAAGTTCAGCAAGCTGTTATGGTTATGGACAGTAACCGAAGGAAGTTGGTCACCAGCTTTTGCTGGAGTGATTGTATGAACATCTCCATCAGTTTCAACATTTCCAAGCGCCATTGCAATTAAGCGAGCATTTTGAAGTGCAACTGTCATTGACCCATCAACTTCTTTTTGCCCTTGCCGTAACATGAAAGGAGCTCGAACTCCAACAGAACGACGTGTGTCTGTGTTGTTATTCTCAGATGGATCAAAGCTTTCTACAATTCCAGGCCAATTAAAGCTACTCGCACGAGTTCCTGGAGTTGTCTCGGTACCGATAACAACTGTATTGTCAAATCCATGTGCTTGAGCCATTCTTATTCAACCTCCTCGTCTTTCTTTTTCTTCTTTTTATCTTCGACTATTTCGAAGCCTAAAACAAGCAACTGGTCAACCAAAGCGTCCGAAGTTACTTCGACAGTATCACCTTGCTTGAACGTTTTATCGAATGGAAATAAGATACGAATATCTTTTTTTTCCTTATAAATCATCGTCATGTCTTCCACCCCCTAGCGAATGCGCTTCTGAACCTGCAATCTAATTTTTGCGCCTTGTAAGAAAACCCCTTCAGACTCAACTACTCCGAACTCCATTTCATCATCAACTGATAAATAGTGAGCTGTTCCGCTTAAAGTTTTATCAGACTCAATTGCAGCTTCAACAATCTCAGCAACTCTAAGTGCTTCCGACTCAGCGTCTTCATAGTCGAGTAACTTCACATAAACCCAGATAATCATATCTAACTCCAATTGTCGTACACCGACTCCAACTTTTTGTTTTCGCCGTCGGTCCATTTCAATTGTTACCGCTGGGAACCATGCTAAGTTTTGACCATTGACTTTATGAACATCAACGTCTTCTTCCCGGTCTTCAAGAAAGCTTTTAATCTGGTCATGAAGCGCGTCTTTAATTTCCCTATACAAATGTTGCATTATCCGAACACTCCCTTCACATAGTCGTCAAATATGCGCTCAATGGCTTCTGTGTCTTCAGTCTGGAATAATAAGTAAGGTCTAGCAGGGATATGCTTATAACCATATTGGTGAACTCCAGCATGCTTTTTAGACGAACCGAACTCGTATTGAACTTTAGTCAACCGCTTAACGTCAACATTAGAAGTAACCGACTGCTTCAGTTGCCCGCTATCCTGGAGTATTCTCCCACCTGCTCCACCTTTTCGTCTACGAGCTAGTGTTGCTGGCTGTAAAGGACGCCAGTTATTCGGACGACCACCTGAACTAAAGTTCTTACTAACTGATTTTTCCATATGAATACCAGCTTGCTTAAGCGGCTCAGTAAAGTCTGTTAACCTTTTCGGTGCTATATCCTGAAAGAGTTCCTTGACCCCTCCCCACTCGATAGACCATTCAATTCTAGCACCCATGCCCTACCACTCCGGCTCTTCGTATGTGAAGATTGGGTCCATCCCTGCGGTAGTGCTTCCGTATTTTTCTCGACGGTCCATCAGCTTGATTGCACCCGGTAAACTAATCCTACTGTTCGCAATGTCAGAAAGTGTTTCCATCGCTCGCTCATATCTCTTCTCCTGGTATTCATCTAAGTTGGGCGAATTAGAGCTATATAATGACTCCATAAGGAAGAAAACAGCGAGGTCAGTCGCAACAACTTGAATTAATTTTGGGACAGTTTTAAAAGGCAGCGCATAAACTTCAGAAAGCGCTCCATCAATATAAGCCTCAGCTCTAGCAATATAGTGCTTAATCTCTTCATCACTAATTCGATTTGGTGGCAGATGACGAACTATATTACGAACTTTTTCAGGTGTAGTATATGCCATCTTACTCACCTCCTAGAAGTTCAATCAGCTCTTCTTTACCTTTCGTTGAAAAACCTTCAATCCCTCTCTCCTTGGCAAGTTTGCGCAGCTTATTTTGGCTCAATTTTAAGAGGTCCTGCTTAACACCCTCGGACTTTGTTTCTGTCTCATCTGGGGTGTTCTGTGGCCCCCGGATATGTTCTGCAAACCCCTTCTTAATTAAACCATCAACATTAGCTTCTGGAACCTCAATAATAGCTCCAACAGGATTGCCATGTTTTTGAAGAGAAGGGACGAGGCTTCGGACTTTAATCATCTTCATTCCTCATCCCTCCTAAGATTAGCCTAAAAGGTTACCAAGTTGGTAAACAGCTTTCGGGTCAGTTAAATATGCAGCTGTGAAACGAGTAGCTCGAACAATAGTTCTGTCGTTGCTGTCCTCGTTATATACTTTCGTGCGCATTGCTTCGGCGTCAGCAATCTCGCCGATGTTTCCGCGGTCAACAAGTAAGAAGTGGTCTTCCTTGAAGTTCTCGTCAACTAGGAAACTAATTCCCATGAAGTCTCCAATATAACCTCTCATAAGTGTTATATCAGTGTTGTTCTCACGGAACGCGTCGCGGATACTTTTGTTCTTCAACATTTCAGCTTCAATCTCAGGATTGATAACAGCTGTATTTGCGTTGTACCCGAACTTGCGAATTGCACGACGAGCGTCAATGATGTCCTCAATCATGTTATCCGCCGCGTTAGTTCCAGTCCAGAAATTATCAGTCTTTTGAAAACCTTGAGTCCCATTTGCGCCCGGTGTATAGTCAGCGGTAGCAACTTTATAAGCCATACCATCAACCATCGCGAGTACGTTCTGAGCGAGACGCTTGTAAGCTCTCTCGATTTGAGCACCGTCTCCGAACTTTTGCATCTCATAAGTGATTGCAGCCTCGAGACCGTACTTCTTAATCATTTCAGAACGTTGCTCTTCTGTTAAACCAATACGCTTATAGTTTGAGCCTTCTCCGACTTCTGGTACTTCATCGTGAGCACGGAAACCGAATTCATCCTTGCCAGCGTCTTCCACTCCGAACTTGATAGCTAGAGCATTAACAGAAGTTTTAGTGAAGAGCGTATCGGCCTTGAATTGACGGTCAGTCAAGTCTTTGAAGCGGCGGTCAACAAACTCTTTTTTCAATAGTGGGTGTGCGCCCAATGTAATGTCAGCCATTTATATCTCCTCCTGTTCCCTTGTTTTTTAATTAACCAATTACGGCGATAATTTTGTCGCCTTCTGCAGCAGCGGAAGTGATAGCCATTCCCATTTTTGCAGCAAGATTTTCTGCGGTAGCTACTTTACCATCAGCAGCGGCGGCAATTGCATCGCCAGACGCGATTGGGCCTGCAGCGGTTAAGTATACGAAAGGCTTTAGAACAACTACAGTGACTACGTCACCAGTATCAAACGTTTCCTTTCCAACAGTTCCACCGTAAACGACTCCAACAACTTTCTCTGAACCTGCTTCAGCAACAGCAACTTCTCTGTCACCAACAAGCTCAACTACTTGACCAATCTCAATTGGACCTTCAGCTTTAAATGTGAAGAAGCCGCCGGATTGAATGTGATATTCAACTTTATTTCGAGCCATTAGTATCTCCTCCTATTTCAATTATTATAGAGACTTACCGAACTTGTTGACATGCTCTTCATAGAACTTGTCGAACTCAGTTTTCTCATCATCTTGTTGCTCGCCATTCTCTTGCTCAAATTCACCTTGTTCTTGGAAGTCAACCTTAGCTTGAGACTCCATGAACTTTTCGAACTCAGTCATTTGCTCTTCTGTGAATGATTTCATTAATGCCGTTAAGCATTCTTTCTGAGCCGGGACAATTTTGCCTGCTTCAGCGAACTTTTCAACTTTATCCGTGATTTGCTTTTCAGTAAAGTTAATCTTTAAGTCACGAAGTTGCTTAAGTTCAGTTTCCATTTCAGAATACTGTGTCTTAATTTCGTCTTCGATTTCAGCCTTAAGCTGGTCACGCAGCTCTTTCAAATCTACTTTTTCCATTTGCTCTTCACCCTCCTTGTTATTCTCTGGCTCTGTGTATGTTGATACGTAATTATTCCCTTCTGAGAATAAACGTGCAGACTTTACTTGTGGGAATGCAACTAATGATACCTCACGAAGTTTGAATGGCTTGATACCTTCTTCCGTCTCGTGAAGATAGAAGGAAATTGAAAGCTTTTTGTTCAGCCCTTTCTTCACGCGATCAATCGCGGTTTCATCAGCCAGTGCAACCTCTCCCATAAGTTTGCCGTCTTTAACGCCAACACTCTTTAGGAAACCAATCGTATCCTTTGCTGACTCGGAATGGTCCCATTGGATTGGAACTTCATCAGCAGCGCTAAAGTTGTTTTTTAATACTATTAAATCATCTTCGGTATAATCAACTCCTCGGTGCTTACCGACTGAGAATAACTCAGCTTTCTTGATAAGCATTCCGTCTTCTTCAGCGAAGGACTCAACATCAAGCGAGCCAAGATAAAACAATTTTTCTTCCATTGTCTCACCTCCGGCAGACTTCATTTGGCACCAGGACCAGGATTCGAACCTGGAGAACTAGTTTTGGAGACTAGTATGTTACCATTACATCACCCTGATATATTTTGGCAGACTAGGTAGGACTCGAACCCACAATCCTCAGGGTAGAAACCTGCTGCTCTATCCGTTGAGCTACTAGCCTATATAATAGAACGTCACTTCAGATGGAAAGGGGGAAACATCCTCCGCAACGTCCTTCATATAACAATATGTATAGGCCCCCAGTAATTTAAGACATTTTGCAAAAATAAATAAAAATAAAAAATTTTTTTCTTAAAACTAGCAAAATCACTGGGGTTAACTACATATCTTTTAATAGATAAAGATAACTAAAAGATAAATAAAAAATAAAATAAAAATAATCTAAAGGATAAAATAATAGATAAATAAAAGAACTTATAAAAATATTAAAAAAGATGTTTACATTATATAATAAAAAGGTTATAATAATTAAAGAGTAATAAATAAAATATTTAAAGGGGGTGTTTATTAAATGACTAATGGACAAATTAAACAAAGAATAAATGAATTAGAAATAAAGTATGCAAAAAGAGAGGATCAAATTCTTGAGCTAAATCGACACGGATATGATTGCACACAATATGTAAACGAATTGGCTAACATATTAAATGAGATAAATCGTTTACAAAATCTCGCTAATCGGATTATGTAGTGGAAAACAAATTGGGACATTTTACCGAAATAATAAATGTTGCACAGTAGACATATATAGCGAAGGAGTGGAAACTATGAAAAAAAGTTATTTAGGTAAAAAAGAAAGTGGAATTTTAAAAGTACAAGAAAAAGATTATGACCATCTTTTAAAAAAGATTGAACGTTATGAATTAGCATTAGAAGAGATTACATTAGTCGGTTATTCTGAAAATTTTGGTGGAGGTTGGACTTATACAGGGGAATATCACGCAAAGTGTATGAATATTGCAAGAGAAGCATTAGAAAATAATTAAGTCGCAGTACGATCATATAACGAAATGTGAGGGAGTGAAAAAATGAAAGAAGGCATAGGTTGGTTTTTGGGTTTTGTTTGTGGAGTTTTATTTACGTTAATCATTATGGGTTTGTTCTAGAACGAACAAATTAATGCACGTTTCGACCATATAGCGACATAACAAAAACAAAGGGTATTCCACCAGATAATCCGAATATCCCAAAATCTATTGAAATAATTGGTAAACATTAGTAGTGTAAAAAATGGCGTCTTCCGTGATATGATTAATCAGTACCAACAAATTATACTTCATTGGGAGGCGTCTTTTTTATGGACAAAATAACTAAACAGCAGCTAATACGTGCACTTATTGCTTATCATGAAATGGCACATCGTCTTGATGTTGCGCTGGCTCGCTCGTGTGACACATTAAACGATAATAGCGAGTTAATACATTCGATTGAGCAAACAATCCACCACGGACGAAACAGGAGCCAATTAGCATCGATTGTCCGCGCTATTGAACAAGTCAAACGTACATAATATGGAACAAGCCCGGGTCCGCTATTTGGTGAGCTTTTTATTTTGGCGTCATACTTTATCAACTCACTCAATATGATTAAACTGTGAGACGTCTTCTCCTCCCCTTTAATCTGTTTGTTTGCTTGTTTTCAGCCACGGATAGCTGATTTCGCTAGAAGAGAGGGGCGACGTCAGGGAGGGGCGTCACGCAAATATCATTTTACAAAGGAGTTGACGCCACTTGTACCGACCAGGCATCAGGATGGATAATGTGTACAAAGAATGGGTGGATGAATTGTTTCATGCAAGCAAGCTGGATAGGAACCAGATTTTCCGGCTAGCTCTATTTGTAGCAGCTCATTCAAATGAGTTTCGTCAGGAGTTAGAGCCTTACATGAAACCAGGCAAAGCATTTCCTGTGAAATGGCAGCTAAGTGAGTCCGACTTATGGCAAAAACAACAAAGGAGCGAGCTGAATGAACAAACAACAAGAGAAGCCGATTTGGGCCCAGTTAGACGAGTTGGAAAGAGCGAGCGAGCAATACCGCAACCAGTTCAACGAAATGAGCGACACGGAGAAACTACGCCTCCTGGGACAGTCGAAAGAGCTCCAGCAGCAACTTGGTATGCTCCGGAAACAAGACGAAATACGACGACGAATGGCGGAATTGGAAGAGGAGTCAAAATCAATTTCGGTGGAATGGGTACCAATCAATGACTATACATTTGTAAGACGCGAGCGCAAAAAGAACGCTATAGACTTGGTAGACGTCGCATGGCTCTTGGCTTTTGCTGGAATACTCGCCTTTATCGTCTTTTAGAAAGAATTTTCATTTTAGGGGTTTACAAACCTTAAATACTTCAGTATATTATTAGTAGCTGCTTTTTAGTGGCTACTATATTTTTATTATTTGAAAGGGGAAATGCAGATATGCGTCAATATCATGACTTAGTACAAGAGGTTTATGAGACAGGCCATGTTGTTAAAAACGATAGAACTGGCACCGGAATGATTGAAAGCTTCGGTCATCAAATGAAGTTTGATTTGTCAATGGGGTTTCCATTAGTTAACACTAAGCGAACCTTCTTCCGTGGGGCCATCACAGAGCTCCTGTGGATACTTTCGGGATCAACTAATATTAGAAGTCTCCAAGAGCAAAAAATCCATATATGGGACGAATGGGCGGACGAGAATGGCGACCTTGGTCCTACTTATGGTTATCAAGTGCGAAATTACAATGGCCAGGGAGTGGACCAGCTGAAAAACGTGCTACATGATTTGAAATACAATCCACATTCACGTCGTCACATTATTAATTTGTGGAACCCAGTTCAAATTGACCAGATGAGGTTGCCACCGTGCCTTGCGATGTATCAATTCAATGTTCGTGGCGATAAACTAAATATGATGGTCACGCAACGTTCAGCAGATTTATTCTTAGGGTTGCCTTTCGACATTGCAGCTGGAGCTGCTTTCGTTCATTTAGTTGCTCGTCATGTTGGATTACAACCAGGAATACTAACTTATTCAATCGGGTCTGCGCATATTTATTTGAACCATACGGAGCAAATCGAGCTTCAACTTAGCAGACAACCACGGCCATTGCCAACTTTAATTCTAAATGAGGATAAAATTGACTTGTTCGATTTCACTTTTGAAGATTTCAAGCTTGAAAACTATAACCCATACCCAGCTATTAAAGGAGAAGTGAGTGTATAATGAAGATTGAAATGATTTTAGCTAGCTCGCAAAATGGAATGATTGGCCATGAGGGTAAACTTCCGTGGCCTTTCATCAAAGAAGATATGGCATTCTTTAAAAAGATGACACTCGGAAAACACATTGTAATGGGCAGAAAAACATATGACAGCTTAGGTGGTCCGCTTCCGGGTAGGGTCCACCACGTATTGACATATGACTTTGACTTCAAAGCTCCGAGCCCCAATGTCATTGTTCACAGGTCTGTCGAGAGTGTCTTGGTTTACGCACTTAAGAATAATGTCAGTTTGATGATTGCAGGCGGCCTGAAGCTCTATAATCAATTCAAATATCATGCTGATACTGTTTACCTCACGATTGTTGAAAAAGATTATGATGGAGACACAGAAGCTCCTGATCTTAGTATCTTTACCCATCGTGAGGAAATTGGTGAAGCAATGAATATGAGTGAAGATGTCAAACTTACTTTCTATAAATTAGCGCGTTAGAACGTTCCGGACCCCAGAAGGGGTCTTTTTTATTTGTGTAAATAAAAAGAGGACCCAATCAAGGGTCCTTTTCTTATTCGGCTCTTTCTCTGTTATTTCGAACATTACTGATGGCCTCTGGAGCTGGTGACAAGACACGAAGCTCTGCAATTGTCATTTTTTTCGCTGGACAAGTGGTTCTTGAATGTTGTTTGTTAAGCGACTAATTCCGACGTCTCGCTTAAAGCCATCCATTGGCTCCATATTGATCGAGTCAACATCTGAGGACCATTCTTCATAGCGAGTGACCGGAAGCCATGCAGCACGGCACTGGTAGTGATTTGGCGGCGTATATTTGTTGATGGTGGCTTTATCTGTGATTGGGACTATCTTGTTTGCCATGTGTTGACAAATTTCAGTAGTTCTGGCGTCCAGGACTGAGTCGTATTGTAACGCTTCAACGAAACCATTGATGTCAGGGTCAGAATATCTAGCAATTCTGCCCGCGTTATACATCTTCGTTGCTTCTGTTCTAGCAATATTCTCAGCTCTCCAGTCGGATAACCAGGTCCCAGTTGCATCTTGGATTTGTTTCTTCATTTCAGAAAGGGTTGCTCCTTCGTCTAATCCACGACTGATGGCAGCTTTAATTCCATCAAGAGTAGTCTCGTCAGTGATGTCTGCAATAGCAAGTGAATAAGAGTTTAAGAATTGAATTGCTTCTTTCGGTAAAACGACCTCGCGGTCATACTTACCAGCTCTGCCAAGTGGCCTTTGAATAGTGGAAGCGATACTGTCATCGAAGTTATGGTAGTTCTTGTTGCTTTCATAGTGATTGCTGATTTGGATTAGCTCCTCGTCAGCTCTGAGTATCCCAGTTTCAACCGATACAAAGTTCAAACGCTTTACTATCTTGCCCCATTCTTTGCTTGCTGGCAACTGTTTATAGGTCTTTAGAACACGCTTCCTGTCTGATACCTTCTCGGATTGATACATTTCCTCAACAAGTTCATTTAGCTCTTTAATGATAAGCTTCTTTCTCTTCCGGTTAAACTTCCGGGCAGCAGATACGAAAGACTTTTCGATGTTTTCCATATCCCGCACTAATAAAGTTGGGTTAGCACGGCGACGTCGCTCACTATAGGTCAGATATTGCTTCGCCTCGTGCCCGGAATTATCTACTTTTTTTCGTCATCATCGCCCTCTTCTTCCTCATCATTGTTATTCTGTCCTTGACTTGCGAGAAGCGCTTCACGTGCAGCTTTCCCCATTGCATCACGTTCTTCACGTTTAGCAATAACCTCCTTAGTAGCAGCAGGGAAACCGAGCTCTTCTCTAATCCATTCTTCTTCTGGTTCGATGACTTGCGCTGTTATCATCTTATCAACAACATTAGCAATTCTCTCGATGTCTTTTTCAGCAAGGGGTTTGAAGTTAAACGCTGGGAAACTTGTGGCATTCGGGAAGTTCAATTCTACAAGTGGCCTGATAAGCTCCTCTTCAATTAAAGCTTTAATGTCACGCTGCAAAGCTTCAAGGCGATAGAAGAATATATTGAGCTGGTTAGAGCTCAGGTTATAGCTTCCACCCTGCCCCTCATTGATGTTTAATAACATCGGTGGTACTAACATACTCGTCATGATTGCTTGGTTGTGGTGGTTGATATAGGTAGTAAAGTCGGCAGACTGACCACCGATTGACTCAATCTTATCTTCACCACTGATTGCCAAGCCAGTCATGGAGTTTATAGTCTTTAGAAGTCTCGTCATTTTGGGAATGTCCTTGCTGTCTCTTGTTTGGCCTACAAGTAAAGGTGTCCCATAACGCTCATATGCGATGTTTGCGAAGCGATAGATTTTGTCCTTAATAAACCAATGCTTGTAGACAGGACGCAGAATGGAGTTGCCGTATGGCTGTCCGAAGCGTTTATCGAATGAATACCAGATAATTTTTTCTGGCTTAATCTTAATCTCCTTACTTCCAACTCGTTGTATGATATATTCGGTGTCACCGAACTTGTTTGTTTTGATACGGACTTGATGTGGATTAAGTGTCTTGAGCTTCTTCAGCATAATATGACCATCTTGGTATTGGAACACCTTCTCAGTTGCAGAATAACCATATTCAAGTGCTGTAAGTATCTCACCAATCGCGTCTTCCACATTGCCTCTCATTCGTTCGAAGTTCTCATTGATAAACTCTGCATATTGCTCCGTTTCAGGAGTATCACCATGGACTCCATAACCTTTTGCAAGAACTGAAAGTTTGATAACGTCAAGCGCAGCTTTAACCTGGCCATCAGTCAACATCTTCTCAAAGACATCGATGTCAATATCGGAAGGGTTGAAGTCCTCCATATATTGATACGCGTCATCTTTGTAAACACCTTGCTCCTGGAAGAACTCTCGCGCCAGATCAACCAGTTCATTCTCCTTCTTCGCCGCATAAACATTGTACGGAATAAGCTTCTCATACCATTTCATAAAATATCCCCTCCAATTAGTTTTCTCAGATAGCTCCCTCGGTGTGAGTTCGCAGCTATCTCCAACCATTATATCGTAGTTTGTCACTTCTTGAAAGTATGATTGCCAATAACTTTGGTTGTTTCTCTCTCATCGAGCCATCTGGATGTTGCGATTGCCGGGTTATAAAAGAACAAGCTCTCAGTTCTTTCAGCGTTCAGCGCAGCGTCAGCAGCTTTATAACTTCTTTCTGATGGGTTGTTGTTGATTGCTCCATTAGACACCGGTTGGAATTGGCCCGGCTCATAGATAACATCTCTCACCGTGTTGGGAAATTCTGAGCTCTCAACACGATTAAGAACAACAACACCAACTGCAACCTTGCCTTCAAATGGCTCTCCCTTAGCTTCAGCGTCAATAATTTGTGCCAGGAGGTGTCTGTCTGGATGTTCAGCTGGCTCTTCCTCAACAATTTCTTCTTTAACTTCAGGGGTTTCATATTCTTCCTGTGTGACTTCTTCTTCTTCCTGGGTGCTAATATATTCGGTGTACTGCAAAGGCTCCATACAGAAGTAATGTGGGGCCTCTGGGTACGTTCCGAGCAAAATCATAAGTGTAAAACAAAAACTAGTCATCAAATCTCTCCTTTTTTACCAGTCTGGGAGGTCTGCATCATCACCAATGAGTATTGCTAGCTCATCATCTTCTCGCATTACGCCTTCATATTCAAAGGTCATATTGATTTCAGCGATTGCTTCCCGCAGGTAGTTGAGTGAGTGGAACGCGTCATCAGGAGTTCTGTGTGTGTATAGCTTACGACCTGAATTAACTTTTGACTCGGTGAGTTCCATCTCAAGGCTCATATAGTGGTCAAAGAACTTCTCAATCTCACCAGGATTTTTGTATGGGAAGACGAAACGGTGCTTCTTGAACATATCGATTGTCTTATCCATCGAGAAAGTACGGTCGACCTGGATAATTCTCCCTTCTTTAACCTCTCGCTTTGTTGGGTCATTAGCATAAGACACATATCGCATGCTGTTTGCCATTGTTCCATACATCTGGAATAGTTTCTGACCTTCATATGAGCCATAACCAGCATCCCCAACTATCTTTTGAACATTGTATCTGTTAACTAAGGTTGCAATGTGCTGGATGAGCTTCTCATGGTCTGTGATTGCACAGTCCTCAATATAGTCTATCACAATCTTGTCTACTCCGTCAATCCTTTCTTCGTGTCCGATAGTGATTATTGTCTTAGAAGTTGTTCCTCCACCGTAGTCAATCCCCATTGCTGTCTCATAATCAACAACACGGGTTTGCATCTCACGCGCCTTATCAGCACAAGCAAGAATATCTTCAAGGCTTACTGGCTTTGCAGCTCCAGTATAGAACTCACCAAGTACCTCATTCCTGAAAGTAGCTTCATCCATTGTCTCGTAGTCACGCATAATCTGGTTGGCACTAATCCAACTCGCATTAAGCTGTGTCAAATGATAACCTGAGTACAATCTATTCTCTGGCTTAGTAGCGATCCAGCGTCCCTGCGTTCTATCCAACTCGCTGCCGCACTTGTTACAAGCAAAATAGTAATTCTTCCCATCATCGCGCTTCTTGATTGAGCTAGGGAAGTGTAGTAATTGCTCTTCGCCGCAGCTGCAAGTAACGTGCCACTTCTTCTGGTCTGACTTTTGCCACAACACGCGGTCATAGTACGTACCCGCAATCTTTGGTGTTCCTGAATAAATACAACGCCCATTAAGTTCTGTCTCCGGGTCCTTGATTTCACTATGTGATACGGCTTTTTCGATTGCCTCAATAGCTTGCTGCGTCATATCCTGGACTTCGTCAAAAAATACTTCATCCCCAGGAATACCACGGAGCGCATCACCATCGGACCAGGCTGAGCCGAAGTAATAGATTGACTTGTTCGTAAGCCCTATTCTCGTTTTAGCGTCTTTCTCTTTGTCAACAGAAGCTTCCAGGAGCCCCTGTATGGAGTCTTTGATAGCACTCCTAAATCTTTCACCTTGGAAACGTGTTACTTGCTCCTGACGGGGTGCTGTGTAGACCAGGGTTGTGTATGCTCTTGAGTACCCGTCATGAATTAACTTCCTGGCAATCGTCTCAGTTTTTTCTTGCTGTCTTCCTGCTACCAATACAATTCGAGGGTGCTTATCTCTATAGATGAACTCCAGGTGAGGTCTGCCGCGGAAGCTGAACCGTTTGCCTTTCACCTTCCCGGTTGTTTCCGTGAATACTACTGGGTCCTTGAGCCTTCGTTTGAGTTCCATTAGTTGCTTTGGATTAAGTTCCTTCATTGCAGCCCCACCTCCTTTCTATGAGTCCTTTTCGTCAGCACCACCTAAAAGGCTTGCAATGTCAATTTGAGCTGCTTGATTGTCTTTGTGGTCCTTAGACACGTTGAATTTGCGGTCTAAACCAAGTAGCTGCATATATTTAGCGAATTTTGAGTCATTGTCGGTGTAGCTTTCTGTTTCCGCAACCTGTTCATCTGCTGCCGCCATCTCTCTCCGCTTGTTGATAATGAAGTTTCGCAGCGCTCTGTCGAGAAGCATCACATTTGCTGGATCCAAGTCAAGCTCCTCAATGTAGTGATTCATCATCTCGATGTAGAAGCTTTCCTCTTCAGAAGTCATAATAAACGAAGCCGCATATAATCCATGGACCATTGCTGCTCTCGGGTGCAGATTTGCTTTTGCCACCTTCTTCCCCTCCTCCGTTTGCGGTCCGGTAGACTTTCCACCATGCGCAATACATCTTCCGTTAGTATTTCCTTCCTCGTCATAGTATGGTTTGTTGAAACAAATCTTGCCTTTATCCTTTATATAAGCACCACAAATCTTTTCAGTGCGTTTAGTCTGCTGAATTAACCTCTTCACTAACTTATCGCGCTCTTCACCAGTTGCTTCAGCGGCTTCTTTTGCCATTGTCCGCATCATTCGTAGTGAAGGGTCTTTCTTATATTGAGTGTTTCCTTTGTTTTTCTTGTCTGTCATGGCTTATTCCTCCTTTATACGACGTTATGCAATGGTTATACAGTTCTGGTTTGTCAGAATTGAAGGGGGACCGCAGGGGGAGCCGGCTTACAAGTTTAGCACCCGTCTCAAGACTACCTAGCTGCAACCTCTCAGCCACAGCATCCTTTTGGCACTAGTATTCCCTGATTGGTACCCTCGTCACGTTTCTGCACTTAGAACAAAAAATGACAATCACCAGTTCACCAGTTACTTTGACTTTCTTGGAGTGCTCTACTGCTACTATCACCTTTTGACACTTACTACACTTAATAGACTCGGCCATCTTGTTCATCCTCCTTTGCTTTAGAGGCAGCTTCAATCATCCTTTTCAATAGTATTGGCTCTTTTAGAATACACTCATATTCAACTTGTTCTAAGATTATAAAGCTTTTATCTTTATGGTACTTCATGAACAGGTCACATCTTCTTCTGCTTCGTTTATCCATCCACCCCTTAATCTCAATCCAGACATCATATTCTGGAATATACAAATCGGGTAAATAGCTTTCTCGTTCTTTTCTAAAGTAGAAACGTCTGGGCTCATACATATACTTGATGTCGAGTAAGTCGAGGATCCGTATTATGTCAACTTCCCAGCTCGACCTAACATATTGATGTAGTTCCTTACTCCAAAACCTCTTTCCCATATCATCTCACTTCCTATAGGTTATCTATATATTATCTAATATAGATATATTTTGTATCTATTATTTCTCATTCGAGATTATCTTATTTTTTAGTTTTGTTTATCTTTTAGTTATCTATTATTTCTCATTCGAGATTATCTTATTTTTTAGTTTTGTTTATCTTTTAGTTATCTATTATTTC